GCGATCTGAATAACAGCGTTTTCCAACGATGTTTCATTCAAGTCAGCGCCTGTTGTAGGACGATTGCTGTTAGTGCCACCAGAGACAAGTGGGTGGGCTGTAGAACACAGAACCACGCCGTCGCCGTATGTTGGGCCGCCAGTGAAGGCGTTGTTCAACACATAAGCAGCTTTAACTTGCTTGGTGTAAGCCATACCACGGGCCAAAGCCTTGGTATAACGTGAAGACAAGCTGTCGTACAAGTTATCTTCCACAGCTTCCTCTGTGATGGAGAAGCCCATCGCAATGGTTTCGTGGGTGTAACGTGCAGTCCATGCCTCTTGTGCATTGTCGTACTGAATGGCAGAGCCCTCATTCTTAACAGGTGCAGCAGAGAAGCCAGAAAGCTTTGTCTCTTCTTCGAAGCTACGCTCTGATGTCTCAGTTTCGTAGATCTCTTTGTGCTCTTCGCCGTATTTAGCGTACTCCAGACCAAACAATGCGTTCAGACCGGGGAGCAACTCTTTAAGTAGTTGTGCGCGTGAAATAGCCATGGTAAGTTACTCCTTAAACACCAGTGGTGCTGTTGTACTGCGCGGTGTTGAACTTAACGAGAAACTCGTAGTAAGTCGTGGCAGCTACGCTGGCATTGCCAGTTGCAGTGTCAGGAATCACATCAACAACACGGACGGGAAGCGTATTTGTAGTGTTGGCGGAAGAACCGTCAATACCATAATACGAGTCACCAGTGGTGGTGGAACCAACTGTAGCAACCAAAGCCACGTTAGCGCCAACAATCGCACGGGTATAAGCCGTAGGAGTGGTGGAACCAGCGACTGTAGCGCAGACACGGAACACTGCACTAGGATCATCTACAACAAAGGCAAAAGCCATATTTGTCGAAGTTGATGTAGCAGCAGGGTAGTACTGGCTAAACGTAGGTTGACTCAACGAATTGATGTAAGAACATCCAACTAACACACCAACAATGTTACCTGAGTCAGTGGTAGAAGCGGCAATAATGTAGCCACTAGTATTCACTTGTACGGTGTCACCGTTCAGGATTGCTGTTGCGTAAGCGGGGGCGATTGGGATTTGACGGATCGCTCCGGCGTAGGGTAGACCATCCAGTCGATTGACTGGCTTGAAACCATACGTCTTGTCAATGGTAGGATATGCCATCGTTAGACTCCAAAATTAAGACCCAGAACCGAAAACTGAACCCTTAGTCACTGTCGTGCGTTTATCGCTAAACAGGGGCATACGAGCGTCGCTTTCGCGCATGAAGCTGTTATCTACTGACTGCATTTGCGCATCGGAGAGTTTCCGATAGTGTGCATCGCGTTGTTCAATAAATTCAACAGGTGTTTTACAAAGGATAAGTCCACCGACTTCAATCGCATCTTTAAACCGAGAATTTGGATCGGCAAATGTATGCGCTTCAGGGTGATCAGAAGCCTTTACGGGCTCCCATCCTTCGCGAAGTTTTGCGGAAACATTTCTAGCGTCACCTACACCACCCATGCTGGTGCGAATCCATCTCATAGCGTAACCAGGTTCCTCATCCACTTCTGGAAGAAGTTGAGGCGGAGTCCACTTTGCAGCGGGTCTGCTCTCTTTTTCACGAGTCTCAAGTTCACGTTTTAATCGATTTTGTTCAGCCATTTTTATTTCCTCATTTCTTTCGCTACCTCACGAGCATAGCTCTCCAAGGAGATGCCAAGCCGTTTGGCTAGTTGTACCTGCGTTGCATTCAGCACGATTTTCTTAGGTGCAGTGCTGCGCGTTGCTGGTGCAACAACATTTGCTTTTGGCGAGCGCTGAGATGTTTGTGCATCAGCGGATTCCTCAGAGGCAAACCTCTCTGGGAATACTTGGCGAATCCTGCCGTTGAGCTTCCGGTAATACTCATCCGACTTAGGATCAACACCATCCTCTACGACCAGCTTCTCATGCAACGCAAGCGCATAGCCGGTCATTTCACGGTCTTTCCCAAACCAGCCATTCCGGGCTTGCCAGTCGGCTGCTTTAGGATCAACCGCGTTTGCTTGCGCGATTTGTTGAGTTTGTACAGCAGATTTATCATCTTGTAAAGGGGCGGGTTTAAAATTATTTACTCGCTCCGATTTGATCTTGGCGGAGGTTAGTTTGTCCTGCGCTGCAACCAAAGCATCTGAGTCCCCAGCCTCATAAGCATTCTTGTACTCTCTCTTAGCCTCTTCTACCTCTGCTGAAACAGTCCGTTTGGCCTGCTCCAATAAGGCTTCTTGGCTAGTACTGAGCGTACCTTTAAGCTTCTTATTCTCTTCAACAACAGACTGCGCCAGACGCAAAGCTTCTTCTTTTTCACGGTAAGCTGCTTCTTTGGCTCGTCTTTCGTCGTGATACCCGCGACCTAATTTAGATAGTCGCTCCTTGAGTTTGACATCAGTATATTTGTCAAGTTCCTCATCGGTGACTTCTTCAGGTGGTGTATCTAGTGGTTCACCACGGTTTCTGTCTGCGGGTGGCGTATCGTCAACAATCTCAATGTCAAACTCGTCATCTTTAGACTTTAGAGAGGAATTAGCTTTTTTCTCGGCTTCTTCTATCTCATCAGGAAAGTGATATTCTGTTTTTTCAAAATTAGCCATGATTTCTCCTTATGGGCGTTGAATACCGCGAGGGTCTTGAACAACTGCTTGGATAGAGTCATCATTGATCAAACGCCATTCTGTACCGTGTATTTTCATACGGGTGCCAGTATTGGGGCGGGTGATAATAAAATCTCCAACCTTACATGAAGGCCCGGAGGGAAACCGCTTTTCATCTTTAAATGCATCTGGGCCCATTTTTGCTACAAATAACACGGGGGAAAGAAGCTCCTCGTGATGCATGGAAGTAGCGGATTTAAGAATCCCAGTCTCACTAAATTCTTCTTCTGCTTTGGGAAGCATGCAAAGAACATGAAAAGTAGCAGGATCAGGAACCTGCTTGGCTTTCTCTTCAGCCGTCGCGGGAAGTACAGTGGCTGTGGCACCGTCTTGGCTTACGAGTATTTCACTCATCGTTTAGTCTTTCTATACGTTGTTTGAGGTCTTGAAGGTTGTAATTGGCATGGTCAAGACCTCTAATAACCCCTACCAATTCTCGATACTCTGCGTAGTCTTTGACTCCGCCAGTAGCAAGTTTGTCTATCGCCTGTTGGCGAAATTCGTCATTCTGCTTCTTGAGCAGTTCTATCTCGTTCATCTAACACCTCCCGGTTTCGGTTGTGGTTTAACGATGTTTTTAACCATGTCAGCCTTAAGCTTCTGAGTAGTCTGACGCTCTTGTGAGGTCACACGTTGCTGCTCTTTCTGCATGTCCATCATGATGCGTTGAGCCTCAAGCTTGAGTTTCTCTTGAGCCAACTGAATGTCAGCCTGAGTCTTCTGCGCACGGGTCTGTGCTTCTTGTGCCTTGATCTGAAGTTCAGCCTGCTGCATCTGGATAAGGGGATCCTGCTGCATCTGCTGGTTCTTCTTCTCCTGCATCTGAGCCATGTTCTGCTGGAGCAACTGCACTGATGCCTGCGCCACAAGCTGAGACAACTGAACTTCAACTTCTTCAGGAAGTTTCTCGTTGGGTGGTGGGAGTGGTACGCCCAACTGTTCTTCAATCTTACGGCGATACGCAAACGCCAAGTGTTCAGCAATGTGAGCCATGATTGCTCCCATCATCTGCTGAGCCGCAGGGTTCTGCCCCATCGTCTGCATGATCATCGGATCCTGCATGAACGTTGTATGGGCTGCGATGTGTGCGTCATGATCCTGATAGATAAACGCCTTTGTAGGCTCTCCTCGCAAGAACGCCATGTTCTCACTGATCGGATCACGCGGTGTCATGTCGTCATCAATCGGTACAAGCTTCTCAGCATTCTTCACACCCAGCACTTCAATCATTTGCCTATGCAAAATTGGAAGGTCGTAAATCTGAGGTGCTTGAGCCGCCAACTGCATTACAGCTTGGTACTGCATGATGCGTTGAGCCATCGTAGAGCTATTGGGATCACTGACAGGTATAACTTCAACCATGTCGTAGTCAGCCTGCATTGCCTCTGGATTACCTGCTACTGGGTCGTAGTCGTAGCTTGCGGGCGCGTGATCTCTAATGATGTTCTTAAGGAGCTTGAACTCCTCTTTCATCGAGTTGTGAACACGGGCTTGCACCGCACCCATGATCTTAAGCTGCCGCTCTAAGAGAGCAAGCGTCGTACCCACAGGAGCCTGCGCACTCATGTCACTGACCTTCATGTCAGCAATAGAGCCAAGGCGACGACCTTCTTCTGTGATCTGGTTTAGCAACGCTGCCAACACCTGTGACGGCTCCTTGTACGGGAGCATCATGATGTTGTCTTTGATCGAGCCGCTTGGTACGTCTACGTCTCTAAATTCACCCGGTGCAATTGGTGTATCGTCACCCTTAACACGCAGACCGCGAGACTTCATGCCCCCCGGTAAATTACTAAGAGTACCTGCATCAATAAGTTGCCTGATAAGAGAAGTGCCAGCGCGAGCGTAACCACCAATAATATGGATGAGACCCATGCCATAAGCTCCAAAGCCCGGTACGTAATCGTACTGAACCAAGTGCTGACGCTTCGCATAAGTCTCATCTTCCTCTTCCCAGTTACGGTAGATAGCTAAAACTTTATTTGTGCCGCGATCAATTGCAATGATGTAAGGCAGGGCAATGTCATCTTCCTGCTCATAACCTTTCAAGTTCCAATCAACTTGAATCTCAGCGATCTGATAGCGGTCATCCTCATTGACTGAATAGCCTTGTTCTTCAGCCTTTTTCTTCTCGACATCAGTATGAATCTGAACAGGCTCGCCCAAATCAACATCACGATAAAAACCATTGACCTGTAGCTTTTTTACATCATTCTTTGTCTTACGCATCAAGTGCGTCACACGCTCAGCAGTACGGGCACCGCTTGAGCCATAGGGAATGATCACATCTTCAGCAGGGACAAACAGAGATACCTGCCTTCTCAGACCCGGGTCGTAGTACACCTTCTTAAAGGCTGAGCCAGCAAGTCCCAAGTTAAACAGCATACGTTCATGCTCTGGTCTGTACTCGGGCATCTGCTCAGTCAGGCGATAGTTCATGTCTTCTCTAACGCGAGCCGCCGCCTCCTCTTTAAGGCGATCAATTGCACCGATAATTTCCGTCTTGACTGGGCCTTGAGAAGGGAACGTTTCAGTGATAGTCTCGCTCTGGAAGCGGATCGCGGCCTCAGTAAGAACGGTGGAAAAGACACCACACGCACCGTTCCAAGGTTCCGTTCTCTCTTCATACTTCATCCCCAATACTTCAAGACCTTTGACATAGGTCTCAGTCCAATCTTTGCGAGAGTTAATGTCGGCATCGACATACTCCATCAACTCAGACGCAAGAGCGCCTAGCTCACTGTCATCCATGTCTTCGGCCAAGTTTTTACTAAAGTCATCACTGACTTCCTTGCCCGGCTCAAGCGTAATCTCCATAGAGCCATCAGCCAGAGTTACCGAGTCAGGGTTCTCAATCTCAATCTCAAGTGCAGGCTCTCCCATGTCCATCAAATCTGGAAGTCCGCCGTCAGCGGGGTAAAGAGCTTTGTCAATGTTGCTGGTAGCCATATCTGTCCTCAGTAGTACGCCGCTGTTCTACGGCGAAAGTATTTAATTTCTTCAGGCTCATCAGTCGGCAACCGTATGAACCCGCCTTGTCTAAACCGCATTAACGCCTGAGTTGTTGAGTCAACCAAGTCATCATTAGTGCCAGATGGAAAGTCATTGCATTCCTCAATAACTTCTTTTGCCCATCTCCGGTCAGGTGCCCATACTATGCCAGACGCTAATAGATCTGACACAGCATTCACACGCGATATTTTGTCTTGTCCTTTGCCCGGAGTAAACTCCCCCACGGGAACACCCATGCGGCGAAGCTCCTGATAAAGCGCGGCTCCGTTGGATTTCTTCTCTACAACAAACGCATCAGGCTCCCATTCCTTGTACTCGTCAAGCACGAGCTTCTTCAAATCAGGGAACTCCATCCTCTTCTTGATCGCATTAAGTAAGATGATGTTGTAGTTGTTTGTCTCTTCGTTAAAGAACACACCCCACGTCGTCAGTGCGTTGTAGTCAGCCCTGTTATTGGTCTCTTGAGCCGCATCCAAACTCATGATGGTGAACTCGCAGTTGGGCGGATCATCCTTTTCCCATATCTGCCACCATTCCCTCTTTAGTAAAGCGCCTTCTTCCGAGACAGGATTCTGCATGTACTGGGCTTGCCAGTAGCGGGGATCCATACCTGCTTTTTTACCCAGTAGTTCTTCCAGCGACCAGAAGTCTCCCCATAGCGGCTTCTCATTGAGGATGGCAGGGAACTCAACAATCTCCCACTGATCTACATCTTCTTCTTTGCCCATCTGGTTGACAATCATTCCTGTCAAGTCAAGCTTACTCCAGCGAGTCATCACGATAATGATAGAGCCACCCGGCATAAGACGCTGGAGAGGGCCAGACTGAAACCACTCCCAAGCAGGAAGGAAAACGTCCGGTCTCCCAGTCTTAGCATCTTGTTCCGAATGAGGATCGTCAATAATAAATAGATCAGCGCCACGACCAGCAAGAGCACCTCCGACACCAATAGCAAAGTATTCTCCTTGGAAATTAGTGCCCCAACGGGACGCGGATTTGGAATCTGACTGCAATTCAACCTGCGGAAAGATGTCTTTATAGGGGTCAGAACCCACCAAATTACGCACTCGACGGCCAAAATTGACCGCCAAATCCGCTGTGTGGGAGGCCATAATGACCTTTTTATGAGGGTATTTACCTAGAAACCATGCAGGCGCAAGGTAGGAAATCATCTCAGACTTGCCATGACGGGGGGCAATATTGACGATTACACGCCTTTTCTTGCCATTTGCGATGTCTTCAAAGATTTTGGCCAGTCTTCTGTGGTGTGGGCCTACTTTATAGCCCGGATATACGTGGTCAATGAAGGTTAAAAAGTCATTTTTACCCACATCTTGCACAGATTCACTGTCGTAAATCTTCAAAAGCTCTAAATTACGACGTTTATCCTCTTCTGCCATAAATGGCAGGGCATCTCGGATGAGTTTTAGCTGTTCAGGCGTTATTTTCATTGGTTACAACCTTGGCCTGAACGTCAATTGTGCGTTTTTCCAGTCTTTGTAAAGTCGCAAGCAGTTCGTTTTCCACTTCTTCGATGGATTGGTGCTTGATTGTGACTTCTGAGCGCTTTTTAAACGCATCAATGCCATCTACTTCTCCTAAAGCCTTTACCGCAGCGATCCTGTACTTAGGATCTGGGTTGTCAGTGTCTTGTAAGAGTTTGTTTACGACGTACTTTTTCAAATCTGCAAGTTCCCGCACGACCATATAGTCATACTGAGCCACCATGCCTGCTAAATAGGCAATCGTCTCATTGGGATACTGCGCCAGATTCATGTCTGTCTTGTTCGCAATGACCTGTTCGGCTAATTGCATAGCCTGACCACGGTGTTCTTGTGTTGGGGCAAGTGGTTCCCCTGTTATATCCGACAACATCTTGGCTGTTCTAGCCATCATGTCTAGTTCTTCCTTTGGGGAAAGTTCGGGCATAGCCTCAGTAGCCGAGGCTGGCAATGGTACGTTCTCTTCAACGTCTGGTATGTTTTCTAGCATAGGAGGAAAGTGGCACTCCGTTAATAAGGTATTGGCGCACATAAAGTAGGAACACGTCCGACAGCGTCTAGCAGCTTCACCAACGGAAATAAATATACCACATATTTGTAAAGGGTGGTAGGAATCCTATAGGGGGGTGTTTTCCGTAAAAACTTGACAGCCAACAGTGCGGAGAAAAAGAAGGGGTGGGGGGTATTTGAAAAATGTGTGGTGATTTGTGCAAGTCTTAGTGTATAGGGCGCGATGGAACCAGCTCGCAGGTTTGGGGGGGCCGGTATAGGTGGGGTCAAGCCGTCAGGATTTGCAAATGCCGTACCCCATCAGCTATAACTATATCAATGCAGAGCAATAGTGCAATGCAGATTAGGAGAATCAAATGATCAAATCATTATGGGTTTGGTTGACTCACTACAAAGTGATCATCCAGTGGGACGACAAGACATTCGTGCATTACGCATACACGATGAACGAGGCGCTCAGTTGGGCGGCTCAGTACAAGCTGACGCATACTGTAGTGCTGATCGGCATCAGAGGCAAGCTAGTCGCGGCTCGCGGCGAGTGGTAACACGAGGGGCTTCGGCCCCTCTTCTTTATAGGAGAACGATATGACAGTAGGACAAGACAATGTCTGGAGAGTGTGGGTTCGTCATGCAACATACGAAGCCGCAAAAGAGAAGCGCCCATTCAGTCTGCTTCAGAACCATCGTATGTTTAAGATGATGGTCAACAATCAAGTGGTGCGTGCAATGTTTTGCGCCAAGTTTGATGACATACCGTTTAGTAAGTTGCCTAGCGACTACTTCAAGCGGTGACAAAGGAGGCTTTGGCCTCCTCTTTTTTTGTGCCCCGAGAATTGATACCAGTTATTTGTCGCCGCGCGAAGGCGTGTGCGTGCCAAGCCTCTAGGTTAATGTTTCACCATGACGTGAAAATTTGCTTTATCAAGAGTGCATCAGGTATAACTTATACATCAGACAGACAATTCGGTTTGTCTGATGTTTTGTAAATTGCTTTTTAATAGGAGACATTATGTCTAAAGCAAAATCTGTAGTTGAATCCGCTGACGTCACAATCAATTCGTTCAAGGATGCGGGTTATCAATCCGCAAAGTCTGGCGAGACAATGGCGACTGTTGCGCAATTCGTGATCAGCAAATGCCCTGATTTTCTGAATTCGTATTCTGACGAAGTTGGTGCAGAATTGAAATCAGGATGGGCGCTTCGTTGGCAAGAATTGCACCCTGCGACTGTTTACTCCGATGAGTGGATTCCAAACCCGAAGGGTCTGCACAATGTCACTCTGGCGTTTTGCTTGTCTTACAGTCAGCAGGCTTTCGGTCAGATCAAGACTGACAATCCAGTCAAGCATGGCGTGATCAAGGGAATTCGAGACGAATTCAGCAAGTATGTCAGCAACCGAATGGCAGACTTGAAACGTGCTGTCCGCAAAGAATTGGACAAGGGAAAGGTCAGAGAGAGAATTCAGGCGAAAGTCTGGACAGACTTCGAGAAAGATACTTTTGACGCAATGAAAGCCCGATGCAAGACTGCGCTAGCACGCAATGACGCGACTGCACCGACTGAAGTGAAACTGCGAATGGCAATCGATGCCTTCAAGACTGCGCTGAACAAGTAATCAGCGACAAGCCCCGCCAGATCGAAAGGTCTGGCGGGGTTTTTTTTCGTCTCGACCCTACGAGACCAGTTACTTGTCGTCGCGTGTGTGAGCGTGCGTGTGCGTGGGCAAGGCTCTAACTTAGTCATTCAGGGGTTAGTGAAATTATTCCAATGTTCCAATGTAATTCCAACACAACTGGAACTGAACTGGAACTTTGGAATTCCAAATCTGAAACTAGGGTTACTACTTAAAAATTCCACTTATTTGTAAAGTCGTTCCAAAATTGGAATCGAAATTGGAACCGCGCAAGTTCTTGTTTTATAAGGCTTTTTTGGCAAATCATGGCTAAAAATTCCAAAATTCCAGTTTGCGCGGAGGAGAGCCAACATCTTAGAGTTATTCACGTTCGCTTCTCTTTGCCAGCTAGTGCAACACTATGCAACAAATTACTTTACTCCTGTATTTTCTAGGTCAAATCAAACCTCCTCGTTCTTTCCACATCGCCTTGGAATTTTGGAATTTTGGAATTTGCACTTTTTACATCAGCACTCTTTTTTAAAAAAGAATACTATTATATCTATATATATACTATATAAGTATAGTTAGCCTCTCAAAAACCCATCCAAAAAAATTCCAACCATTTTCCAAATTCCAACGCCACTTTACAAAAGCCAAATAAATTCCAATCCAACCCCATCTCAAAATAGTTGACCCCGACACTTCTTGTAATCAGGTATACATGTTATAATGGAAGTTCGGTGGGTGATTAGACTCATCGAACCCCTGTTTAGTCATTCAGGGGGTAGTGAAAAAATTCTAGGAGAAAGCAATGAAAGTTCACTTTTTGGTCAATCCCACAAATCGGGAACAACACCAATACCTGCCCCGCAAAATGCGTAAAGCATTGCGCGTTACAACCCCTCGGACTGTGCGTCAGTCTGCCACGCAACTAGACGCTGACAAGGTGGTGAGCGATTGGTTAGCGATTCACGACCCGCTGAATGACAGAGACTATCTCTGCACAAACACAACTGACCCCGCATTCGACTTTGATGAGTTCAAGGACATCGACAACGAGTACGAAGGTCTATCAATAGTCAGTATGGGCAAAGACACACGTCGTTGGCTCAAAGGCTACAACATCCTGTAAGGAAATAACATGGCACATAACAATGATCTTGAGATCAATACCAACATTGACCCCGACAACAACCCTGTCCATGAGGCAGTTCAGTTCTTTTGGGGTGAGCGTTGCCCCGACTACGAAGAGGGATGCCCGACATGCGAGGCATGGAAGCAGTATGACTCAGCGTTTCAGGGAGGCGTGAAATGAGAATCAGATATGAGTTGGCTTACGAGTTCGTTAAGCAAGGTATATGGGATGAAGAGGACTTCATGGGGTTCATACTGAATGAGGTTATCGAGACTGGCAATTATGCAGGATGGAAGATGCGAATAAGGAGATACAAATGAAAGTAATCAGAACAACCGAGGGCTACATGGTAGAGAAGGATGATGGCGACTACCTGTGCGATGCGCATGGTGACAACACATGGGAGACAAGGGGAGAAGCCGATGAGGTCATGGCTTTGCGATTAGGCTATGAACACTTCATTCAGGTTCGCATAATGGATGTATATGGCAAACGAGTTGTGTATCCCGTGTGTGAGAAGGCGAAGGTGTTTGCATCCATTGCAGATACCAAGACCCTGACTGAGGTAACTCTCAGGTGTATACGCAAGCTTGGGTATGAGATTCATCCTGTACCGCAAGAGCCTTTAACACTAGACCTATGACTCAACAAAGTTAGGGTATATCCCTATGTTTATTTGTAAAGTTATGGTATAATGTAATTTGAGTGGGGAAGTTCTCTACTCAATAGTCTAAGTTAGTCATTCACCGATGGGTGAAATTTACAGTAAGGATTCAGTTATGGGACAGTTCAAACAAATCAGCGTTATCCTCGATCAGATCGCAGAGGATTCCAATGTGCATCCATCCATCCGCGAGGCGATGCGCGATCTTGTCGTAAACAAGACAATACAGTCTCAGCCTATCGTGGAAGTCTATCTTCTCCTGTGCGATGGCGTGGTGACAGACGTGTTCACCGACAAGGCAATGGCAGAGTATGACCTGCACATTTGCCAACTGGAGGACAACGAGGAAGGTCTAGCTCATGACTGGACATTGCTCACACGACAACTCAACACCTCAACGCTGTGACACCTAGTTGTTCAGTCTGTGGTGAAACTTACTCTGCACTACGTCATCGTATGGGATATACATTGTGTATGCCATGCGGTGAATCACACGCACGATCAGTCAAACATACTATCGTGCCGATGCCCAAGTCCAACTACATAGTTGTGACTGATCGTTCCTTGTTACTTAACCTTAACTCATCTCATAAAGGGAGCCGTTGAAATGAACTTTGAATTACAACAACCGAGCCAAGTGATCTCACTTGCAACATCTGCGCTTATTGTTTCAGTAGACGTGAATGTGTGGACTGCGACCAAGCAAGATCGCGCTATCTCTGACGAGGTTACATCCGCTAAGAATGCATCCTCTGAGGCAGGCAAGTTCACCAAGAACTTACTCGCCAATTCACCCGACCACAAAGCCCTCCTTAACTATCGGCAGACCGTCTATAACTGGCTTCAGCGTTGCACCTACGATTGGGCGGGGTCAATGCGTTTGTTGCCCATGATCAACCTTGAGAAGTTCAAGAAAGAATACGAGGGGCATGAGAAAGCCTTTGATGACTTGTTTGATAAGTTCATTGCGGCATACCCAACGATGGTCAGCGATGCGGCATTCAAGCAAGGCGACATGTTTAATCGTTCAGACTACACTGAACCACAAGATTTGCGAAGCAAGTTCAAGATCAAGTTGTTCGTGACAAAAGTCCCTGCGACTGACTTCAGGTCTAACATCAGCGAGGCTATCGCTGAAGACTTGATGCGCGGATACGAGAAGCAAGTGGGAGAGATCATCGATACAGTCATGCAAGATGCGAGCGAGAGACTTGTCCTGTTCGCCGAGCGCATCAGCAATGCATGCACAGAGAATACCGCCAATGAGGATGGCAAGGTCAAACGCAAGAAGATTTACGACACAACCATCACACAAGCCAAGGAGTTGTGTGAGACCCTGAAGTCCTTTAACTTAACAAATAACAATGCATTGGAGGATGCTAGAGCCAGATTAGAGAACGCATTGGATGGCGTGACATGCGAGGAGTTGCGTGAGAGTTCGTATGCACGAAGCCAAGTGAAAGAGAGCGTGGATGACTTGTTGTCCAACTTCAAACCATTGAAAGCATTCGTATGACAGATTTAGAAATTGTATTGTTGATTGCTTTTGCAATCATGACAGTCATGTACTGGAGATCAGAGCGCAAGCGCATCTACATCTCTTGTGCATTGGTAGCCGTAGGTTTGAAAGAAGCCTACATCGAGGTCGATGAGGAATCAAAAACCTTTGAGATCAAAAAAGTAAGTCAGTAATCCCTGAAACATTAAATTGGAGAAAGCCATGTCGAAAGTAAACTTTTCATTGACCACATCTATCGATGAGACCAAGCAACTCATCAAGTCTATCGGTGCAACAAACACAGTCGTTGTTGTCTCTGAGCCTGGGGTTGGGAAATCAACCATCTTAACAATGCTTAAAGCAGAGATGGGTGAGGATGAGTACGACTACATTTATGTGGACTGCCCTGTGAAAGATATGATGGATGTTGCGGCATCTATCCCGAACCACACAAGCAAGACACTTGAGTACTATGTCTCATCGTTGTTCAAGATGGGCAATGGCAAGAAGAAGGTGATTATGCTCGATGAGTTCATGAAGTCACCCAAGCTGATGCAGATCATTTATACAAGACTTATGCTAGAGCGTAGTGTGGGTGATGAGCAACTCCCCGAGGGAAGCATTGTGTTTGCAACAAGTAACAATGCAAGCGATGGTGTGGGCGATGGCATGTTGGCACACGTTGGGAATCGTGTGTGCTTGGTCAGTATGCGTAAACCTAACCATGATGAGTGGAATACATGGGCAAGTGCGAATGGCATTGCGCGACCCATTCGGGCATGGGCGGCTATGAATACCAAGGCGTTCAAGTCTTACTTGGATCCCGATCAGCAAGACAACCCATATATCTTTAAACCATCATCAACGAGCAAGTCCTTTGTGTCTCCTCGCTCATTGGCTAAGTGTTCTCCTATCGTCGAGAAGCGTGGCGAATACACAGAGAATACATTGACTGTTGCGTTGGCGGGTACTGCGGGTGAAGCGTTCGCTAAGTCTATCGCGGCATTCATCTCACTTGAGGGTCGCCTGACTAAGTATGAGGACATCATCAAGAGTCCCAAGACTATCAGCGTTCCTGACAATGTAAGCGCATTGGTCATGATGTTGTTCGAGGCAATCGACAAGTTAGATACTCAGGATACCCTGAACAAGTACATGGACTTTGTGAATCGTATTCCCCAAGAAGAAATCCAATCGATCTTCTTCACCATGATGATGCGAGCCAAGCCCAAGTTGGCGCGATACAACCAAGAGATCAACAAGTGGGCGACTGACAATCACCAACTCCTGTGAGGTAGCACATGCTTACAAGAGGCGAGAAGTTTGAGCGAGTGTTATTACTTGTAGCACTCATTGTTTTACTGTTAGACCTTTATTACTGGAGACCGTAATGATTACTGAAGAGCAACGAATTAAGAAGGGGCATATCGCCCTGATGAAACACCCCGAGACTGCATTGTGGGGTGGCGTGATGATGATGGGTTCGACTGAGGTGGTGGATGAAGCGATCACCGCATACACGGATGGCATCAACAAGAAGTATGGCAGAACATTCTTACAGACTATCTGTCCAACACAACCCGAGGTAAATGGGCTTATCTTGCATGAGAACTTGCACATTGGATTGCGACACCATCTGCACGGAGCTGACATGTTCAAAGAAGATGGGGACAAGGCGAATAAAGCGGCTGACTATGTGGTCAATGACATGATCATGGAGATCAGCAAGAAGTATCCTGATTTAGTTCAACTACCCAAGGGTGGACTATATGACCCGCAGTATCACAACATGAGCATGCGTGAGGTGTACAAATTACTCAAGAGCAAGAAGGGTGGTGGCGGAGGAGGCGGTAAACCCGACAAGGAAGGCGAGAAGGGTAGTGGTTCAGGGGGTGGTGAATACGAATTCGACAAGCATGACTTTGGCAAGCAAATGACTCAGGAGGAAGCCAAGGAGATGGATGGCAAGATCGATAGAGCAATACGAGAAGGCGCACTCTTAGCGGGTCGCTTGGGTATTGACTTGCCCCGATCTATCAGCGACTTACTTAACCCTGTCATTGATTGGAAGAAAGAGTTGGCTGACTTTGTAACATCATCATGCAAAGGCAAGGATGAGTACACATGGCGCAAGTTCAATAGGCGTGTGATCTCCAATGACATTTACTTGCCAACTGTGGAGAACGAAACCATTGGCGAGGTGGTCGTGGCGATTGATACATCAGGCTCGATTGGTCAGGAAGAACTAAACGTGTTGGTATCAGAACTGGTCTCGATATGTGAGGCGGTGTCCCCTGATGAGGTGCGCGTTCGGTGG